TTCTTAGATTTGATATATTTAAGGTAATCTTTCATTAACAAAGCTCAAGAAATCGCATTATAACTGCATACCAAAATAATAATCCAAGTACACCCATTATTGTGTAGGTTATAACATTAGTCCATTTAACCATTTCTTTCCTTTCTTCTGTAATACATTTCAACCGATTCTATTATAATAGCCATAATAAGTATCATACCTATTGCAACTAATGCAAATCCAAAAAATATTTTCATTCTATTCTCCTTTTAGTTTATCAAGCCATCGATCCATTAAATCACTTGGCTCAATCAGCTCTTGATGTTTTTCGGCTTCATCTCTATCTAGAAACTTCTTGCCGTCTTTTGTTATCCATACAAAGTGTAATTCTTTTTTAATCATAAATTCTCCAATTTTAAGAGATAGTGCGAAGAAAGGGAAACGCTAAAGGTGGGAAGAATGAATAAAACCCACCACCTATCTCTTGAATTTGTTTTCTGGCTTATCAGTAAATATTAATTCAAATTCTATTTCAAAATCTGCATATCTTCTGAATTGCCCTTTTTTGTTAAGTTGTCTTCCCCTTACTATGTAAAAATTATAATCATCTCTTTTTTCATACTTAATATCTTCGACCAAATAAGGAAAATCATTTTTTTGGTTGTGCTGACATATCATTATTTTATCGTTAATATTGGGTATATCATCAAGGGAATAATTCCATATTTTATCATATACTTTCATTTTTTGTAGTTAATCTTAAATGCTTTTATTTCAGAAAGTCTACAATAAATAACAGAACCATCTTTTAAAGAAAATGCAAAACCTTCCCCCAAATCTGTTTGTTGGTAGTATTTTTCGTTATTGCTATCATAATAACCTATTTCTAAAGCATCATTCATACAATAAGTTTGACTTTTTACTTTATACCAATTATTGTCTGATAATAAAACTTCTGTTATACTTTTATCATCTGCTTCTGTGTCTATAAATAATGTCATTTATTCTCCTTTAAATTTACTAACCAATCATTTAATTCTTGTACTACATACATTTTACCACGATCCTCTTTTATAACTTGTATATCAACGTGTTCTGAGGGTTTAATCCATTTCGGCAAAGCCTTACGAACTTTTGCTTGAACTTTAATATCATCATCAATAAGTATGTCTACTTCTTCGTGGTGTCCAAATGCTCTGCCGTTACTTCCCCAGCTTCTCACACATTTAATATCGTGTAACTCTACTGCTTGAACTATCTCACGTTCAAATCTATTACCTTTTGCTTTACTTTTGTTCGGCATTATGATCCTCTCTT